AACTGCACTGAGATTGAACCACCGACGACTACGGAAGGGTTTGCCGCAGTTTTTGACTTCACAAAGCAAGAGTGGAGCCTTGAAGAAGATCATCGTGGCAAAACGCTTTACAGCACAGAAACCGGTGAACCGGTGTTCATCGCTGAACTTGGCCCGTTGCCCGAAAATGTAACCTACATCTCTCCAAACGGGGAATACCAGAAATGGGATGGTTCTGCTTGGGTTAAAGACGAAGAAGCAGAGAAGACTGCCCTTGTCGGTGAAGCCGAGCAGAATAAATCGGTGCTGATGAAGAACGTCAGCCAACAAATTTCCTTGCTTCAAGATGCGATTGATCTGGATATGGCAACTGATGAAGAAAAGGAAACACTGGTTGCGTTGAAAAAGTACCGTGTCTTGCTTAACCGAGTTGATACTTCGTTGGCTCCAGATATTGACTGGCCGATATTGGGAAACGAGGAAGAAGATTCGGCAAATTTGATTAAATAAAGTAGGTAGGTAGTTATTTATATAATGTGATATAAATATGCCATCCCGATTTGACTATTCATCAGGGTGTCAACGACGGATGAAAAGTGATCCACTTATATCTCCACCAACGGCCCAATATTGATCCACCGTTTTACTCAGGATTAGCTTCTGCTATAACCCCGGCCTTTCGTTTCTGTCTGAGTCGATAGCTTTCTCCTTTGATTTGAACGACATGTGAGTGGTGTAAGATACGGTCCAGCATCGCTGAGGTCAGTGCTGCATCACCGGCGAACGTTTGATCCCACTGCCCGAACGGCAGATTGGATGTCAGGATCATTGCGCTCTTTTCGTAACGTTTAGCGATGACCTGGAAGAACAGCTTTGCTTCTTCCTGACTGAACGGCAGATAGCCTATTTCATCAATGATGAGCAGGCGGGGGGCCATTACTCCACGCTGAAGCGTCGTTTTATAACGGCCCTGACGTTGTGCCGTAGATAACTGAAGTAACAGATCTGCTGCTGTTGTGAAGCGAACTTTGATACCTGCACGGACTGCTTCATAGCCCATGTCGCTATTGCCAGATGGGTTTTCCCCACACCTGATGGCCCCAGTAATACGATATTTTCATTACGTTCTATGAAGCTGAGTGAGCGTAACGACTGGAGTTGCTTCTGCGGTGCTCCGGTGGCGAATGTGAAGTCATACTCTTCGAACGTTTTCACCGCCGGGAAGGCTGCCATTCGGGTATACATCGCCTGTTTACGTTGATGACGTGCCAGTTTTTCTTCATGAAGCAGATGCTCCAGGAAGTCCATATAACTCCATTCCTGGTCTACTGCCTGTTGTGACAGCGCAGGCGCTGCGCTTATAAGGCTTTCCAGTTGCAACTGCCCGGCGAGCGCCATCAGTCGTTGATGTTGCAGTTCCATCATCACGCCACTCCTCTGCAGAATGAGTCGTAGATGGAGAGTGGATGATGCAGGGGGTGTTTGTCGAAGTTCACCAGATTTTCATCAAGATGCACGTCATACTCTTTTTTCTCCGGAGGCAGTGCCAGCATGGACTGCTGCTCTTCGAGCCAGCGATCGCAGGGACGGGCCTGGATTGTTTCATGCTTTCGTTGGTTAGCGACATCGTGCAGCCAGCGCAGACCGTGGCGGTTGGCTGTTTCAACATCGACAGTGATCCCCATCGGGCGCAGGCGAGTCATTAGTGGGATGTAAAAACTGTTACGGGTGTACTGCACCATCCGTTCCACCTTACCTTTAGTCTGTGCCCTGAAGGGGCGACACAGTCGGGGAGAGAAGCCCATCTCCTTGCCGAACTGCCACAGCGAAGGATGGAACCGGTGCTGACCGGTCTGATATGCGTCACGTTGCAGAACCACAGTTTTCATATTGTCATACAACACTTCGCGCGGCACACCACCAAAGAAGCGGAACGCATTACGATGGCAGGTCTCCAGCGTGTCATAACGCATATTGTCAGTGAATTCGATGTACAGCATTCGGCTGTATCCGAGAACAGCAACGAACACGTGAAGCGGTGAGCGACCATTACGCATAGTGCCCCAGTCAACCTGCATCTGTCGTCCGGGTTCAGTTTCGAACCGAACGGCAGGCTCCTGCTCCTGAGGAACCGAGAGAGAACGAATGAATGCCCTGAGAATGGTCATTCCGCCACGATATCCCTGGTCTCTGATCTCGCGAGCGATTACCGTTGCCGGGATTTTGTAAGGATGAGCATCGGCGATGCGTTGACGAATATAATCCCGGTATTCATCCAGGAGTGAAGCAATCAGCAGGTCGCGGCGTATATTTTGGCGGCTCAGATTTTGCCTGCAAATAACGTTTAACGGTATTGCGGGAGATCCCCAGTTCTCTGGCAATCGCCCGGCTACTCATTCCCTGCTTGTGCAGGATTTTAATTTCCATAACTGTCTCAAAAGTGACCATAAACTCTCCTGAATCAGGAGAGCAGATTACCCCCTGGATCTGATTTCAGGCGTTGGGTGTGGATCACTATTGCACCGTTCGTTACACCCAGACCCATTTCAGCCGCCATGCGTGTCATCAGTACATTCACTTCGGCAGAGCGTTTAGGGTTCATCTCGAACGGTCGAGAGGCTTTTACAGCGTCGATCACCAGATTGCCCATCAATTCAGCCTGGTCGCGCAGCCGTTCCGGATCTGTCGCTGGCAGACTGCCAGGCTCAATCGATGCGAACGCACCTACTTTTTGCAGTGACTCGCGTACCCGGCTGTTACACGCACACGCACGCTTCTCGACCGCTTCCTCAAATTGCTCAAGTGACTCGAATTTGCCGCCAACTTTCTCACGCGCTCTCATGATGGCCTGGCAACCATTCTCAGAGCAGCCTTTTACAGCAGAGAATGGCGCATACAGAACCTGGCTGCCGTCTTCCAGCGTGCGGATCTCAATTCGGTTAGATGACACGTTAACGTCTGGTGGCAATACGTGAATGCCATAGGTCAGCGCATCCTTAACCAGCCCCTGGTGCTTATCCTCGCCCAGAATGGTGAGCGCAGCAGCGAAAAACTCAGCAGGGTAATGTGTCTTTAACCACATAGACTGATAGCTGATCAGCGAGTAGGCAACGGGATGTGATTTGTTGAACTGATACGCACCGTTCTTCTCGAAGGCATCCCAGATCTCCTTAGCTTTCGTCTCAGACAAGCCCGGTTGTGACCCTGTAACGCGTACAGCAGCCATCGGCAATTTCACACCTGCCTCCAGCGCTTCTTCGACCGTCCGCAGTGCGCCGTCCTCACATTTGAAGTGTTCCGCGCGGTGAATACGCTGCGTGGTGCCGTCTTCCATCTCAACGTCGATCCAACCAGCTTGAGCCTGAACGACGAACTTCTCGCCCATGCTCTTCATCTTTTCCATATCCTTTTTACCGATCGCTTTACGTACACCATCTGCTTCGGCCATCGTGAAACCGGCCAGCAATCGTGTCGCGTTCATCGTCTGTTCCTGATACAGAATCACGCCGTTGGTTTCCGCGGTAAGCTCGTCCAGTACCGGGTGCAGCGACTGTGGAGCCATGAAGCCTTTGGCCACGGAGACATAGTCGTCCAACATGCCGGATTGAATCGGGCCAGGTCGGAAGAGTGCGGTCGTGGCGACAACGGTTTTGAAGCTCATTGGCTCGATGCCACCGCCCAGATCTTTAAGCAGCTTGCGCATGGGACCGGACTCCAGCTGGAATACGCCCTGCGTGTACCCTGCAGCGAACCCATCCAGAACCTTACGATCGTCCAGTGGGATAGCATCGAGATTGATGTCTTCCCCGGTACTCTCTTTGATGTAGCGTTTCGCGCTATCCAACAGATCGAGCGTTGCCAGACCGAGAACGTCCAGCTTAATCAGCCCCATCGCCTCGCAGTAACGTTTATCGAATGCAATACAGCGAGCATTGCCACGCAGCTCGACGGGCGTGCGCTCTACCAGTGGAACGCCAGCGACGATCATCCCCGCAGCGTGGCGACCAAAACCACGCATCAGGCTTTGCAGCTTACACGCCGCTTTGAACGCTTCCGGGTATTTCGTGGCGTATTTGTCCAGGCTGGCCAGTTGCTCGCGCAGCTCTTCCAGCGACAGGCTATCGTCCTCCAGATTCTTGAACTCTTTGGATACCGCCATATCCGCAGCATCGACACCGTAAATACGTGCGGTGTCACGCAGCGCAGAAGCCGCGCCCAGATAGGTGAAGTTCGGAATACCGGCAACGTAATCTTCGCCATAGCGTTCATTCAGATACTCGATCACCTCATGGCGACGTGCCTGGCTGAAGTCCAGATCCGCATCCGGTAAGTCGAGACGTTCAGGGTTGATGAAACGCTCAAACAGAAGACCGTGACGGATAGGATCGACGTTGGTTATGCCGATGCACCACGCCACCAGAGAACCGGCAGAGGAACCACGACCTGGCCCGACAGGAATGCCAGTTTCACGGCTGTGATTCATCAGGTCGCGCACCATCAGGAAGTAGCCACAGAAGCCCAGACGGGTCAGCGTGTCCATTTCGTACTTCAGACGATCAACATACACGCGGTGCTCAGAAGCCGGTGGTGTGTAGCCAAACTCTTTGGTAGTAAGACGCTTGCGCAGCCCCGCGACAGCCAGCTTCATCAGCGTTGCAGGCTCGTCGTCTGCCATCTTGGGCAGTGCTGGTGGCAATTCATGCCAGCGCCATGTGCAGGCTTCGATAATGGTGTCCTGCGTTGTTGAGGCCATTGCAGCTGTTACCGGTACATCCATGCGAACGGAGAAGGCTTTCAGCGCTTCAAGGAGATGGCGGCGACCATTAACGGCGTTATCTCGCTGGTGGGGAATACGCAGACGATGCGGCTGGTCGATTTTGATGTTGTTCGTAACCATGTGCGCAATGTCTTTAATGTCAGCGTCGTCGACCGCTTCGTAATAAGCGGGATAGAACGCCACTGGCTCTATTTTCAGTGCGCTCGCTACTTTCATCGCCCGGACGTTAATCTGGTCGTAGAATGGGGTAGGGTGCGGATAAACCACGCTGTAGAAGTTATCGCGTCCTCCAGCTGTGACCAGCGTCCCGATAATCTTTGCGAAGTCCCGGCGCTGGAATACACTGCCAATGTCGGACGTCAGCAGGATGATGTTGCCTTTGGCATACGCGGCCGCCAGTTGGTCGAGCGCCAGACGCGGGACAAAGTAGAATTGCTCGCGCTTGTTCGCTAAGGTCATCAGTTCGCACACGTCGCGATAACCTTGCTCATTCTTTATCAGTGCCGTGAAGCAGTAGCTGCGATCACGCACCAATGATTCCATACATCTCTCTGATTCTTTCGCAAGGCGGGCGCGGTGCTCGTATGTCGGATCGTCGACCACATTCAGCTTAACACCACAAATAACCGCCATATCGTCGCCAGCGGCACGCTGCAGGGGAATCACACTGGCAATGTTCATGCTGTCAGCGGAAATGACAGCAGTGTAGCCAGCGTCTCTCGCGATTTTCACCGCGTTTTCTGCTTTTAGAGCTGACTCTCCCAGGGAGAAGTCAGTTCTGACCATCAGAGCCTTCATGTGTTTTTACCTTTCTGGTTTTCTTGATTTTGTCATTGGGGAAGCCAACGAACTTCCCATACATCGAAATCGCAACCTCTTTGGCTGACTGGTGGCACTCGGACCTATCCGGACACGCCAGACAAGCCCGGCCAGTTTCAGACGCTGCGATAAGAGAGCCGAAACATCCTTTACGCACGATTAACCGAAGATCTTCTGAACCACTTCACGCGCTGCCTGTGCAGACGTGGATGGAAGTTTATTGATAAATGACTTTTCGATGCCGGCAGAGAAATCACCGCGCATCATTCCGATTTTTGCGGATAGCAGCAGCTCGCGAGGACCGATTGGCTGGCTGATCAGATGCTGCTCATAACCTTCACGGACAAGGTTCGCGAATTTCACCATCTTCTCGGCGTATTCGCGGATGACGCCAGCCTCAGCCAGCATGTTGACTTCAGCCTTAGTGCTCATGTACTTCACGTTCGAAACAATGCCGAAGCGCGAGAAGTTCGCCGCGTTCTGGATGTTCGTACCTTGATAGAGACCCGTTTCGTCGCCAGAGCCGTTAGTGTTGCCAGTGCCAATGAAGGCAAAGCGTTTATGCGGAGTGATACGGCGCCAGTCCGGAGTTGCCTCTTTGATGATCAGCGGTTCTCCTTCAAGAACTGGCTGGTACACACCCAGAATCTGCGGGAACGCGAAGTCATATTCATCAGCTAGGTACACCCAGCCATTTTTCATCGCCAGCGCCAGCAAACCCGGCTCGAAGTAGGTGGAGCCATCGCGAGCGAGGATCTGGCCTGTAACGTGTGCTTCTTCCATAGACGCCGTATGCTGGGCGCGGATCAGTGGTCGATTCAGCAGGGCGCATAGCTGCGTAGGAAGAGAAGATTTACCGGTTCCTGCATGACCCCAGAGATAGCCTGGGATTCCGATTTCCAGCATCATGAAGATGTCTTTAATCAGGTCAAAGTCGCCATACACATAGTTCTTCTTCGCTTCAGGCACGAACTCCGGATAGGGTGTGTTGACGTTAACCGTCACCTGTAGTGGTTTTCCGCGTGGCGTTCCCAGCTCTTTGATCGTTACGCCAAGCAGCTCGTGCGCGGCCACCAGTTCGGTCTTGTATTCGACCGTTCCTGCGTAGCCCGGATGTGCGCTAATCTCCGCTACTTTTCCTTCTCCTGAATGTCTTTCGGCACGCTTCTCATTGAGTTTGACCAGTGCCGTGCGAGAGATCGTTGGTTCATCTGGAAACGCAGAGGTGTACATTTTCACCACTTCGTCCACGTCCAGACCCTTCGCGGACTCAGGAATGTTCTCGCAACGGCCCATAGAGATATGGGATTTCAGGTAATGAAAAGATTTGCCACACCACTTGCAGACGATGGCTTCCGGCAAATGTTCTTCTTGCTGTAGTGCAGTAGCGGTCATGTGTTTTTCCTTACTGTTTGTCGTTCGTGGGGTATATCTTATATAAATATATTAGACTGTATAGTAAGTAATTACTTATTTTTAAGGGTGAAGTTCTTACCCAAGAATGATACGAGATAGCTCAGTGACGACTGACGGCCCTAACTCTTCTACGCTGTTAACCAGTGCGTAATTTTTGTAGTAGCGTCGTGGTGCGTCAGTCAGAACACCGATAGCCATCAAATCGATGTCACTTAACGTCTCAATTTCTTTGGTGACGGTTCGCAAATGCTCATGGAACCCATCGCCTGCAGCACATGGTGCCCCGTCGCTCATAACCAGCATGATTTTTTTGTCCTCCATTCGCCCTGCAAACAGAGTGGCCAGCTGCGCGACGCTCTCACCATCGACGTTATTGAGCAGGGGGAACGTCTCACATACGCAGCCCATGCGGGCGCGGATCTCTGGTGAGTTAGCTTTCTCATTCCAGTTTTTGATAATGGGCAGCATGAGCGCCTCGAAACGTGTAAACCCGCGCTTCGACATGGTTTCATAATCTGGGCTACCAAACGTTGTAAAGCCGGTGATGATGTTAGGCACATTGATACGATCCAGAGCATCCGCAATGGTGTACGCGCTGGCGAGTGCCAGTTGAATCTTCCTGCCGCCCATTGAGCCGGACAAGTCGATCACCTGCTGGACGCACGCGTTCACCGCTCT